GAGTAGATGTAATCGCAGAATTCGAGTACGACTTGATACAATAAGGAGTCATGATGGCGGCAGTAAATAAAATCAATTCAAATGTTATCGAAACAGCTTATGCTGAGGAAGCCACCATCAAGACGCTGGCGGAAACTCCTGTCTGGCATCCTCTGGACGTGAATACGTTCACAGACTTTGGTGGTTCGATCTCCAAGGTTTCGAGACAACCGTTCCGAACGGACCGGATGAATCGGAAGGGAAACACCGTTGATCTGGACGCGGCTGGCACAGTCAATCACGATCTCGTGCAGGCCGGACTGCAAGACTTATTGCAGGGCTTCTTTTTCGCCGATCTTCGTGTCAAGGCAGAGTTCGGCGTGGGCAAAGGTGACTACGTCACAGTCGCCGCCGTTGCTGTTGGTGGCACCACCTATAGTGCTACTGACTCACTCGTGCCCGTTACCGGCACCTATCTTGTGGTTCCCGATCTTGAGGTCGCCACCGTTGACGAAGGCGTGGTCACTGCGATCACAATCAACGATCCCGGCCTTTGTGTGGAGCAGCCAACGAATCCGGTAGCAACTACCTCGGATGGCACAGGCACAGGCTGTACAATCAACTTCACATTCGTAGATGCCGTCATCACCGGCGTCACGGCCGGTCCCAACACCTACACCGCCGCATCCGGGCTTAACGCCTATGTGGAGGACGACCTTGTCTTTGCGGCCGGCTGCACCAATGCCGCCAACAATGGTTTGAAGCGAGTCACTACCGGGGCAACGGATACGTTGACCGTAGCCGAGACGCTGGTCAATGAGACTCCTCCGGCAGCGGCGACCCTCGTGCACGTAGGTTTTCAGTTTGCCACCGGCGATCTCGTAGTGGACATGACGGGTTCTCTGCCGCAACTGACTACGACCACAAAAGTCTTGACCGACTTTGGTTTGGTTCCCGGTGAGTATATCTACATCGGTGGTGACACCGTCGCAACCCAGTTCGCGGTAAGCGGCATGGGCTTTGCCCGCGTCAGGTCGATTGCTGCCAAGGTAATCGTACTCGACAAGTGCCAGGCCGACTTGGTTGCTGACGACGGTGCTGCCAAGACCATCCAGGTTTTCTTCGGCCGTGTCTTAAAGAACGAGACCGGTACTGATATCGTGAGACGGACCTACAACATTGAGCGGCAGCTCGGTGCTCCTGATGATGCCTCGCCGGCAGCGATTCAGAGTGAGTATCTGACCGGGGCCGTCCCGAATGAGTTGACACTGAATATCCCCACCGCCGATAAGGCGATGGTGGACATGGCTTTCGTCGCAATGGACCACGAGCAGAGAAGTGCTGCCACAGGCATCAAGTCTGGCACAAGAGCCACTGCGGTGGAAGAGACGGCGTTCAACACGTCATCCAATGTGCCACTGATTAACCTCGCAATTGTCAGCAACACAGATGAGAATCCTACGCCGCTGTTCGCGTATGCTGAGGAGATGAGTATCGTCATCAGCAACAATGTCTCGCCTGACAAGGCAATCGGCGTCCTGGGTGGGTTCGATGCGAGCCACGGCAACTTTGTGGTCACCGGCAATCTGACCGCGTTCTTCGCCGATGTCGCGTCCGTTGCGGCCGTTAGAGACAACAGCGATGTCACGCTGGACATGCACCTCGTCAAGGAGAACGCCGGCGTCACAGTTGATATTCCGCTGATGTCCCTTGGTGATGGAAGACTGGATGCCTCTCAAAATGAAGCGATCAAAATTCCGCTCACGGGGGAAGCAGCCATCGGCACCGGAGCCATCACTGGTTTCGATCATGCGTTGCTGATGTGCTTCTGGGATTACCTCCCCGACGCAGCGGCGGCATAGACAACAACCAACAGGTCCGGGTCGTCCCCCGGACCTACTTTGTTTTTTGTACTGGAGACCTGACTATGAGTATGAATGCGTTACGCAAAATGTTTGAGACCGACTCCGCTGTAGAGCGTGAAGGCATTTGGGTTGCCTACGCCCCCGGCGTCGAGGTAAGAATTGCCCGTGCCGGTGGCAGCAACAAGCACTTCACCAAGACAATGCAGCGGTTAGCCAAGCCCCATCGCAGAGCGATCCAAACCGAATCCGTGGACGAGGTCGTCCTGAGAGACCTCTTCATCAAGGCATACGCCCAGGCGATCATTGTCGATTGGAAAGGGTTCACCAAGGACCTCATCACCAGTGACGACGCCGACGCCGAAACCGTGCTGGACTTCAATACAACCAACGTCGAAGCCGTCCTTCGGGCTCAGCCGAACCTATTCGATGATATTCAGAAGGCGGCGGACACCATCTCGTATTTCCGTGCCGAGATAAACGAGGTGGATTCGGGAAACTCATAGACTGCCTCCTCTACTACCTAGAGATGGGGAAGGCAGAGCAGAGGATAATCAAGGAGAGTTATCTCCGTAAGAGGCCACTGCCGGAACGCATAGCCAATGCTCCGGACCTGTTCCTGGGTCTGGAGCTGGTATTCAATGCGTTCACCGAGCTGAACACTTGTCGGAACACTGGCTGGTCGGCCGGACCCATCCCTTCCTGGTGTATAGACGAGCACGCTGATAGAGCGGGTCTAGGCGAGGAAGAGGCCGAGGATTTGCACTATCACATACGAATGATGGACCAGGCTTTTTTGAAATACTCGGCTCGGAAAAACAAAGAAAAGGCTTGATCTTGCCGATAATATCGTGTATAATGAGCTGATATGGCTCGAAACTTTGGAAGCAGGCTGAATAAGGTTGGCGACATTCTTCTCGCCAACGTCTCGAAGACAATTCGCAGAGCTGCCTTGGCGGCTACGAACGAGGTCGTGCTACGCACTCCGGTAAAAACTGGACGTGCTCGGATCAATTGGAAACTATCGGCAAGGGCACCGAAGACAAGTGTGAAGGAAGGTCCGGACACTGCCAAGGTCGATACGAATCGACAGGTTGCGTCGGCCGAAGCATTGATAAACGCGGCGAACGCAGTGAAGGGCTGGAAGGTAGGAAAGGGCCACATCTATATCGCCAACGCAGTTAGTTATATAGATGACCTGAATGAGGGATCGTCGCCCCAGGCTCGTGGTGGTATGACACGTTTTGGTGTCGCCGCCGCACGAGATATTCTGAGAAAGGGTAAGTTGCTCCGTGGCCACTAAGAAAGAACTACTGCTAATCGAAATCCGTGAAAACGGTGCCCGCGTCGTCAAGCGTAACATTTCGGACGTCGGCAAGGCCGGCGACAAAACTACGGATCAGATGGGTAAGTTAAAGACTGTACTCGCTGGTCTCGTCTCTGCAAAGGTATTGCGTGACTCCGTCATGCTCGCAGACTCTTACGCCAACATGCTTAACCGGCTCAGAGTCGTTACGACAGGAACCTGGGAACTGCACGCAGCGATGGATGCTGTGTACAAGATGAGTCGTCAGACTCGAACGTCTCTTGAAGGCAATATCGACATGTACTCTCGTATCGCCATCAACACAAAGACGATGGGTTTGGGTATGCAAGACGTTGTGCGATTCGCTACGCAATTGAACCACGCAATCATCTTGTCAGGTGTCACCGCCCGCGAAGCTCAGTGGGGTATGGTTCAGTTCTCTCAGGGCCTGGCCGCAGGTGCCCTACGTGGTGACGAGCTTCGTGCCGTCATGGAGCAATTGCCGATTGTGACGCAGACACTTACCAAATACTTAGGCATTGGCCGAGGTGAACTGAGGAAGTGGGCGTTCGAGGGACGTGTCACCACCCAAGTCATTATTGACGCATTCAATGATGCGGAAAAGAGCCTGAAAGAGAGATTCCTTAAACGTATCCCGACTGTGGATCAGGCCCTAACTACTCTTTCTAACTCCATTACCAAATTCATTGGTGGCATGGACCAGGCCCTTCAGGGCACAAGCAGTTTGGCCCGTGCACTCCTTTGGGTTGGTGACCACATGGAGACCTTTGGAAGATTAGTAATGATTGTCGGCACACTCTTGGGTGCGGTTCTCTTGAAGAACTTAATTATGATCGTAGCACAGATGAAACTATTCAGTCTGT